CAACTCTTAGAAATGATGTAGATCAATTAATGTCAGATAGAGATTCCGACTCTACTGTCATTCAACATTTACAAAAGAGAATAGACGAATTACAAACCTTACTTGATTCTGATCAGACAGAATTGTTAGATATTATTAGACGTCTTGATAGTGATATGATTGCTATTGAGCATCTTAAACGTAATGCAGATTCAGATGCAGAAAGAATTAGAAATATTGTATCTACTTTAGATAGTGATGGAAGATTATTAGAAAAAGTTACTCAGAACGAAGAAGATATAGCAAAACTTAGATCTGATATGGATTCAGAATCGTTAGAAATTAGAGCTTTGAGATCTGATATTGATTCTGAAAATCTTGATTTAACAGATATTTACAGAAGACTAGATTCTGATGAAGAGAAACTACAACATATTAGCGGAAGATTAAATGTAGTTGAAGATGACTTTGATTCAGAAGAAGGTTATACAAGAGACAGAATTACAATTATTAGAACTAGATTAACTAGACTAGAAGATTCAGATCACTTTGATTCAGATAGAATTGTTAGAACTATTAATCTAAACAGAATAGGTGGATCTGACTTAGATAGTGATTCACTACACACTTCAATTACAAAAGAAACTGATTCACATTTAACAAGAATTGCAGCACTAGAAAAATTATTAGGAGTAGGTTCATCAAATACTATTAACGCTCCTGCTGCAGTTGTTACATCTGATTCAGATATTATTGCAGTAGATTATGTACAGACAGGTGCTACTTTATCAGAAGAAACTACATTTAAGTGGGCTATTAGTGGTTTAGGTGGCGGAGAAATTGTAAGTCAAGAGTTTGTTGTTGCTGAAGGCACAGCATTTGAAAACGTAATAAGATTTATTATATATTCAGTAAACAGCAACTCACTTGCAATGCAATATATTGATAAGATGTATATTGATTTAGATTCAGGATTAGCATCTGATGATTCAATACATTTTAGATTTAAAGATGACTTTACAGATATGACATTTAATGCGGAAGTTATAGAGACCTTTGATGCTGGTAGCTTCATCATCAGAAGGGTTTAGGAAAAAATAAATAAAGAAAGAGTTTATACAGGAGTTCACAATGGCATTTTTAGTTAGTCCAGGTGTACAAATCGTAGAGAAAGATCTTACCAACATTATTCCAGCAGTAGCAACGTCTATTGGTGGCTTTGCTGGTATTTTCGAATGGGGTCCAGCGTTAGAAGTAACAACGGTATCTTCAGAGAAAGATCTTCTCGCTAAATTTGGATACCCAAAAGTTTCAACAAACGCGGCCTCAAGTACAAGAGATGATTGGTACGCAGCAGCTAACTTCCTTGGTTATGCAAATCAATTACAAGTAGTTAGAGCAATCTCTGATGGTGCAAGAAATAGTGCATCAGAGCCGGTTGTTGGTTCTTCTTCAACAATTTCAGTTGTATTATCAGGTACACCTTCTGCATCAGGATTTGATGTAAAGGTAGACGGAACAACAGAAGTTTCATTTAGTGCTGATGCATTAACATTAGATTCAGTACTTGATGCAATGAGAGAAGCAATGGATAGTGATGGTTTCTCATCAGTTACTGCTGACTCAGATGGTATTGCAGGTATTGTAGACCCCACATTAAAATATTCTGCAACAGGTATTACCTTACCAGCTGCACAGACAGTAAACGGCGTAACATTTACATTCTTCTCAAATACAAGTGCAAGTACAACAACTAGAATTACTTCAGCTCAAATTAATAACTTTGATGACTTTGAAGTAGAAAAATCAACACTTGTTAACGGTTCAGTATATGCTAGATTCCCTGGTGAGTTAGGAAATAGTATTGGTATCTATATCATGGATGCTTCTATAAACGATTCTGACTTTAAGAATTATAAGCTATATGGTAACACTACAGGCGCTGATTTGTTCGATACAAGACCAGGTACATCAACATGGGCGGGTAATTACACGAACACATTATTCGATGAAGTTCATGTTGTTATCTATACTACAGATACAAAGATTACCGGTACAGCAAATGAAACATTAGAAACATATGCATACTTATCTAAAGCTAAAAATAGTAAAACAGCAGACGGTGCAGGTAACTTCTATGTAGATGCAGTTAATGATGCTTCTAATTGGGTTTATCTTCTTAATGAAGAAACCAAAGCACAATCATCTACTATTGACTCTGATGGTTCAGGTGGTACTGCTTTAAGTTCAATTGGTGATACATTAACAAACTTAGCTACATCAAATAGATTTAAGTATTTGTTAACAAATGTAAGCTTAACTGGTTTAAGAAGATATACATTAGGTGGTGGTAATGATGGTTCATCTATTACTGATGGTAACTATACAACTGCTTATGACCTATTAAACGATGATCAGGTTATTGATGTAAATCTACTTATTACTGGTGAAAGATCGAAAACAGTACAAAAACATGTTATAACAATTGCAGAGAAAAGGAAAGATGCTATAGCGTTCTTATCACCTAGCTATTCTGCAGCTGTAAACAATCCAACAGCAACTAAAGTTATTGACTATTTCTCAGACATTAACTCTACTTCATATGCTGTATTCGATTCAAGCTGGAAGAGACAGTATGATAGATATAACGACGAGTATTTCTGGATGCCAATTAACCCTGATACAGCAGGTTTAACAGCAAGAACAGAATTTACTAACGAAGCTTGGTATTCACCTGCTGGTTTAAACAGAGGGTTTATCCAGAACGTTGTTAAATTATCATTCAATCCAAATCAAACAGATAGAGATCAGCTCTATCCTAACAGAATTAACCCTATCGTAACCTTTAGAGGTCAGGGTACTCTGTTATACGGTGATAAGACAGCATTGTCTAGGCCTTCTGCGTTTGATAGAATTAACGTACGTAGATTGTTCATTGTTCTTGAAAAAGCAATTGCAACAGCTGCTAAGTTCCAATTGTTCGAGTTTAACGATGACTTGACAAGAAGAACATTCGTTAATGCTATTGAGCCATTTCTTGCTGAAGTACAAGCAAGAAGAGGTTTAACTGACTTTAAGGTTGTTTGTGATACATCTAATAACACAGGTCAGGTTATCGACTCTAATCAATTCGTAGCTGATATCTACCTGAAGCCAGCTCGCTCAATTAACTTCATTACACTGAACTTTGTTGCTGTGAGAACTGGAGTATCATTTAGTGAGGTAGCAGGAGCTTAAGATGACAGTACGTATTGACGATTTTAAAACAGCTTTAACTGGCGGCGGTGCAAGAGCCAATCTATTTAGAGTAAACTGTAACTGGCCAAACGGGAACATTGAAGGTCTAGCTAATACAGCTTTCGGTTCCGGTGAGACAGAAGCATTGAGCTCTTTTATGATTAAAACTGCAGCAATGCCAGCTAGATCTATTGGTGAAATTATTGTACCATTTAGAGGTAGACAATTAAAAGTATCAGGTGATACTGTTTACGATGCTTGGACAGTAAGTGTAGTTAATGACAATAACTTTGCTGTAAGAAATGCTTTCGAAAGATGGCAAGATGCGATTAACGGCGCAGCTACAAACGTATCTGGAAGAGGTGTTGATGCCGCTTCTTTTGACTCATATGTTGCTAACTTAGAAATTGAACAACTAAGTAGAACAGGTGCAGTGATTAAGAGATATGTTATTGTAGGTGCGTGGCCTACTGTTGTAGATACAATTGATGTTTCTTACGACAGTGCAGATACAATCGAAGAGTTTGCAGTTACTTTTGCATATCAGTGGTGGGAATCAAATACAACTTCAGTTCCTACTTCAGCTAGAACTACAGCTGATGTCGCTGAACAGCCAGTAACTGGCTAACTCTTCATTTTATAATGAGGAGTCCTTATGGCTTTACAGAAAGAAGAACTATTCGGGTTCGAATTAGTTCAAAACAAGAATGATCAACCAGTACCATCACCCGTTCCTAAACCAATGGATGATGGTACTGACTTACCTGTTGGTGGTAGGATTGGTTATACTTACGAACAATATAGTAAAGCAAGAAGCGAACATGCATTAATTGCTCAGTATAGAGACATTTCTTTCTATCCAGAAGCTGATGCTGCTATTGATGATATTGTAAACGAAGCTTTCACTACAGAACATGAAAGACCTTCAGTATCTATTAGATTAGATCTTCTTAACATTGATGATAGAATTAAAGAAATAATTAGAGAAGAGTTTAAGACAACTCTTCATCTTCTTAAGTTTCAAAGACGTTCATATGACATCTTTAGACAATGGTATGTAGATAGTAGACTACACTACCAAGTTATTGTAGATCAAGAAAATCTTAAGAATGGTATTAAAGAATTAAGACCTATCGACGCTCTTAAGATTAAAAGACATGTTAAACCTAAATATGATAAAGACCCTAGAACAGGTGTTCCTGTATTAGTTAAAGTAGATGAGTACTTTGAATATTCTCCTGATGGTGGTAATAATGGTGTAAAGTTATCCAAAGACTCTGTTATCTTTTGTCCATCAGGATTGGTAGATAGAAATAAAGGTAGTATTGTTGGTTACTTAGACAAAGCAATTAAACCTTTTAACAATCTTCGTTCTATGGAAGATGCTCTTATTGTTTATCGTATTGCTAGAGCACCTGAAAGAAGAATTTTTTATGTTGATGTGGGTTCATTACCTAAGATTAAAGCTGAGACTTATCTTAGAGATATGATGAATCGTTATAGAAATAAAATTGACTACAATCCAAATACAGGAGAGATTCGTGATTCGAGAAAATTTATGTCGTTGTTGGAGGACTTCTGGCTCCCTAGAAGAGAAGGGTCAAGAGGTACGGAGATTAGTACACTCCCTGGAGGACAAAATCTTGGAGATCTTGACGATGTCAATTACTTCAAGGAGAAATTATATCAATCGCTCAATGTCCCAATCTCAAGAATCAACCAAGACAACAACTTTCAACTCGGAAGAGCATCAGACATCTCAAGAGATGAAATAAAATTTAGTAAGTTTATTAAACGTATTAGAAAACAGTTTGCTGAATTGTTTAACGAAGTGTTAAGAGTTCAGTTAGTACTTAAAGGTGTTTGTACTCAAGCTGAGTTCGAAGAAATGAGACAGTATATCAGTTATGACTATCTCAAAGATATGCACTTTGATAAACTTAAGCAGGTAGAATTACTTAACGATCAGTTAGCAGTACTTAGAGATGCTAATGAATATGTAGGTAAATATTTCTCTATCGAATATGTACGCAAAGTTATTCTTGGTCATACAGAAGAAGATATTGCACGTATTGATACAGAGATTATGAACGAGATGGAAAAAGAACAAATTAAAGATCCTGATATGCCACCAGAACCTTTTGGTTTTGAAAGTGTACAAGTTAGAGATGTTACTCTATCAGGAGAGAAAGATGTTCTTACAATAAATACTGAAACGGAAATAGTAGAGCACGATGCCATTACCAGCGACTAAACAAGAGTTAGCAGATTGGGTTTTACGTAGACTAGGCGCGCCAGTCATTAACGTAGAAATCGCTGATGTACAATTGGAAGATTGTATTGACGAAGCCGTGCAATTTTTTTACAACTATCATTATGATGGTGTAACTAGATCTTGGAGAACAATTAAAGTAGATTCAAATTTACTTAACCGTAATAATAGAATTCACCAAGATCTTACAGCAGAAAAATTTGACTCAGATAAGCTAAACGACTATCGCATTGGTGATAGAGTTATGGTTAAAGTTGATAATACTAGAGGAAATAGAATCTTTATTAAGACTGATTCAGAGTCAACTAATATCTTTTATGATTCAGATACTAATGGTGCCTTTGTAAGAGATTCAGATGGTAATATAAGAGTATTTGATAGTGATTTAGACATTTCTGAAACAGCTAAATTGTATGACTCTGAACAATACGGTTCTCATATTTTAGATTCTGATGGTTCTGAATTTAGAGCTATTGATTCTGATTTAGATTATTACCAAGTATATGATTCTGATAATAGCGGAGCATATATTTTAGACTCTGACGGTGTTACTTATAGACTACTTGACTCAGATTTAGATTACTCTAATAGATATGATAGTGACGAAGTTGGTGCATACGTACAAGATTCCGATGGTACTACTTTTAGATTGTTTGATAGTGATTTAGATACAGATTCAGATCAAAGATTTAAATTGGTAATTATAGAAAGAGCTACTAGATATACACAAAGAGATGTTCTAAGAAGTCAACGTTTTAGCCCTACATCTACAAGACCTAGAAGATTTGGTAAACGAACAGCTCATAATGGCTTTAGCAAATACTTTAAAGAAGAATTAAAAGTATTAGAAGATGAAAACATTACAGTTACATCTACAGGACAGATTGGTATTAAAGTTCCAGATAGTATTGTATCTGTTACTAAGGTTGCTAAAGTAGATTCTTTCACTCATGCAGGTATGTACAATTTTGAATATCAGTACTTCCTTAATAACTTTGATATGTTCTATGGTAATGCTGTAGGTACTGGTTTATCAAACTACTACACACAAAAGTTAAATGTAGAACATATTGACTTTTTATTAAACACAGCTCCTGCAATAAGATTTAATCAATATAGAAGTAGATTATATTTAGACGTAGATTGGAATAGAATTAAGACAGGTAAAAGTAGAGGAGATTTTTATCTTTTATGTGAAGTATATGAACAAGCAGATCCAGAACTAACAGGTGAGGTTTATAAAAACACATGGTTAAAAAGATATGCTACGGTGTTAGCAAAGCAACAGTGGGGTTCTAATTTAAAGAAATATCAAAATACTGAACTTCCTGGTGGTGTACAACTCGATGGTCAAGGACTTTGGGATGAAGCGAATGCAGAGAAACAAGAGCTTGAAGAGGAGTTGAAGAACTCAACTCTTGAGATGGACTCTATTCTCTGGGGTTAAAAAGGAATAAATAAATTATGATAGACTTTTATGATTATTTAAACTCAAATGAAGAGTCAGAGAAGGATTTTACCAAGTCATTTAAAGATGAAATCACAACTAGAGTGTTAACTAGATTAGATGGAATCAAAAAAGAAATGGCCAAAGATTATTTAAAGAGTGATGAAAATGAATCTTCTTGAATGGAAAAAATATCAGACTCAGACTTTTAGAGAAGAGTTAAAGAAACAGATGCTCAACGGAGTTTCTCATAACACTCATTTCTTATTTACTGAGAGTGAATTAGATGAGATGAGACAAGAAGTTGAAATTGAACAGTTTGAAGAAACTGTTGAGTTCGATGGTGAGTTGGATTTAGATATCGAACTTATTGAAAACCATTATGAAGTTCAAGAAGTGTTTGACTTTGCTCCTAATCAAGACGGTTCAGTAATGGACTTAGTATTTGAGTTTGATCTTAATGAAGTAGATCCTTCAGTAAACAGTATGTTAGCACTTAAAGAGATGTTGTTTGCTGAAGACTATGAAATGGAAATCATTGAAGATACAGAAGAAGAATTAGAAGAAGCAGAAAAAAATCCTCCAGGTGGTAAGAAGTATAAAGGTAAAGCTCAAAGAGCAAAAGTTATCTTTAAAAGAGCTAAGGGTGAGATTAAAAAGAAAAAGATCTGCGGTCCAGGAATGAGATTAGCAGGCAATAGATGTTTACCTCAAACTGGAACACAAAAAGCAAAGATGCGCCGCGTTGGTATTAAGCTCAAGAGAGCTAAAAAAGCAATGGGTAAAGGTGCAAAGAAGAAAGCAGCAATTAAGACAAAGATTACCAAACGTAGAGTTAAAGGTAGATCTAGATCAATTGCTAATACATTAAATTAAGGGTATAGAAAATGGCAGCAGAAATTGTAGCAAAAGCGGTACAAGTAAATGGTTCAACACCTGGTAACAGAATTGTCTATCATGTCTATGATGCAGATCATACATTAGATTCAGATGACTTTACTGTAAATGGTAACTATGTACGAGTAAGAAAGATTGAATCAGTTACTAACATGGGACAGTCTGCTGTAACAATTGACGGTAAAGATTTTGAAACCGGCAGATGGGAATTATCATTACACGGTGGTATTAATTTAGCTGCACCTGCTGCGTGTGCAATTACTTTTACAACCGCATCACAGGGTAATGTTGTTATTGAGTTTAGGACATAATTATGAAACTTATTAAA